TTAAGGACTACCCGTTGGACTGATCTTATCAATCTCAACACCCAATGGGTTTCGGTTCCGCTCATCCAGTGAGCCGTTCCGATAAACCAGCCCGCTGCGTTGCAGCAGGGCCCATTAGGCGGGGCCTTCTAAAGGCACTTCGCGTCGTCCAGCTGGAGTTTAGACTCCTGGGCGAGCTTCCCGAAATATCGGGCGCGACGTGTTTAAACCTTAGGAAGGATTGGGACCGTAAGGTACCTCTTGTGATGCGTATGCCTTCCTCCTCAAAAGGAGGTAAGACAAGACGACTTGTTCGGATGTCAAAGATGTCTTCAGCTCTCTCCAGCTGCAAGCGCATTTTTGATGCCCCGTGCAAGACATGCGATCACGATCGAGGTATAACGGCCAAGGACGAGTGGGCGGAACGGATGGCTCTGACTCCTGATAAGGTGAACACCACTTGGTGTCATGATCCTTATTGGTTGTTAAGACGTCATGTCCGTTCTCTCGCTGTCGGGTGGGGTGAACGTTTAGAAAACGCTCGAAAGGAGTGTGTGGCGGGTGGGGTAAGGAGGAGTGAGAGTGGAGTTTACATCCCTGACCAGCAGGGGTGTTTTGAAACGCGTCAAGGTGAAGGTGGCACTCTTGCCACCGATCCTTCAAAGACTTCCTCGGACGATTCTCTCGTCCGCTTGGGAGTCGCCAAGACTAAGGGAAAGCTTCGTGTCGTAACGATGCAGTCCGCTCGCGTGAAGCGAGTCTTGACGCCTGTTCACAACGCCCTCTACGACCATTTGTCATCCTTCGGATGGTTGGTTCGTGGGGATGTGAAGAAGGAGGATTTCTTGGCCGTCCTGAGTGACCGGCGCGAGGGAGAAGCTATCATAAGTGGCGACTACGAGTCCGCCACTGATAAAATCTACCTCGAAGCCGTCGACGTCATTGTGGACGAGCTTTCGAAGGATGTATGCTTGACGGAGAATGAAAGAAAGGTCCTGAGAGGTTCCTTCCAGCACCTTCGCTGGAAGAACACCTGCACGGGGGCTATCAAGCCTATTAAAAGAGGCAGCATGATGGGGAACCTTGTGAGCTTCCCACTTCTGTGCCTCTTAAACAAGGCTTGCTTCGATATCGCCAGCGATATCGGGCGAGGCAGCGGGGCCAACCGCGTCGGTCGTTTTAACGGCGATGACTGCTTGTTTGCAGGTGATCGGAAGTTCTTTTCCCTCTGGAAAGAGGTGACTGCAACTTTCGGACTTTGTGTCAATGTTGAGAAGACCGGCTACTCTAACATCTCTGCGGATTTGAATTCTCAAAGATTCTTCCTCCGTAGAGGCCAGTTGGCCCCTAAACCCGTCCTTTCGTTCTTCCGACCATACAGAGAGGAACCTGGCTGTCTCCTGACAGAGGTTCTCGATGGCATTTCATCATTCAGAGGTGAGGTCAAAAGCCTCGTCGTCAACTGTATGATGCGCCACGAGATTGCCGTTCGGCAGATAGACTTGTCTAATCTGTCCAGGAGAGAGTACCAGATTCTTTCCAAGAAGTCTTGGTTTCGCCGCGCCCTGACCGATGGGCCGGCCCCCACTCGAGTTAGGGGAGAGAAGCGTAGCGTCGAAATGGTAGTAGGTCCGCCTCCAAGGGCCTCCTTTTACCCTCTTTTCGACTCTATGTCTAAAGACGTCGCGGGAGACATGGTCTCGAGATGGATCGGTAAAACCGTTAAGCCCGAAAGGGTGACCATCGACTATGCTGCATACCGTGAGCGATCTTCTTTCTCTCCTTCCTATCAACCTCCCTCTTTCCGTGTCCTCCTGCGGGGGCCAAAGAAGTGGTCGTTTGTCTGGCCTAGGCCAGTTTACGATTTCTTTAAGTCTTACGGAGATCGAGTATTTGTTTCCGAAAATACTCGCCGATCGCTTTGGATCGACGACCATCCTTGTCTCCATGTTAGCATGGAACTTGTTCGGTCACGGTTCGTTCGCGGATCTCGTAACTTCAGGACTTACTTTGGTCCCCCCGCATCACTTTCACCTTGCTCTCTTCCCGGGGTCAACCTCGGTTACGCCTAATGAGTAGCGCCGGGCTTCTCAGTAGGGAGCTTTCTATGATTCCTCCCCTTTAAGAAAATGTACTGTTGGTGGCCAGTAGAGCCGTGACTCATTCTTGCGAATGGCTTGTGGCGAAAGTGCATAGTCCCTGCCTTCTGTGGTAGGAGAAATACCCTTCGCACTAAGCGTTGTCCTCGACAAGGACTCTATACTCCTGAGTTTCGGAGTGCGTTTGAGGGGTTAGATTATGTATTAGTAGTCTAGTCAAGAGTGGGAAGTCGGCCGAAGGCCGGTCATCGTGAGATGATGCGGGTTGGGAGTCTGCGCCGCTAGTGCTTTGCAGACCAGTTGACGATCGTAATCGGAGGATTACGACGGGATACCCACATCAACGGTGCCTTAGTATTAGGAAAGGATAGAGAGCGACAATGAAAAACCTACAACGCTCTTAACTCACATGAGACTTGACTGTGAAAGCCAAGAGTCAACGCGAAAGCGTGGTGGGCGCGCACGGACC